GTAGAGCACTTGACTTTTAATCAAGTTGTCCGGGGTTCGAATCCCCGCACGCTCACTTTAAAAAGCACGGTTGCCAAATGGCTAAATACCGTGCTTTTCTTGTATTTATGCGGTTTTAAGGGTATGACCTGTCTAAAAATCATACCCTTAAAAGTAATAGAAAGTATCTAAAGTTTAGGAAAGTATTTGTTCCATGCGTGTTCCATGTTCCACTTTCGTTCCAGAAAATTTATGAAGCAATTTCTTTGCGTTGTTCCATTTTTTGTTCCAGATTTAAAGCATCGTTTACAGCGGATATACTGTCCTCTTTTTCTAGCATTAAGTGATTATATACTTCTAACACAACCTTTTCAGAATCCCCTACAAGACGTGCGATCATCTTTATGCTAATCTTAGGAAACTGGTAGCATAAGTTTGTGCAGTAATTGTGACGGAAGATGTGGCTTGTTAAATCCTCAATAGGACTTTCGCTGACTGCCTGCATTGCTTTTATGATTCTGCCCCACATCCTGCGGAAACCAGATTTTGTCATAGGTTTGTAATCACGATTTATGAATAAGTATTTCCTGCCATCTTTTCTAAGTTGTTTTATGTAACTAGAGATTGTATCGAATACGTTATCTGGTAACGGTAACGTTCTTTCTCCGTTCTGTATGTTTTTTACTGTTTTTTTCTTTGGTATGTTATCTGATATGTCGTGTGATTTGTCGATAGATACTGTATGTGCTTCTAAGTCAAAGTCTGCTTCTGTTAGTGCTAAGGCTTCTCCACACCGCAATCCACAGCCGTAAATGATATAGACATATATTTTATCCATTAAATTAAAATCTGCCTTAAAAACGGCTCTCTGTTCGTCTGGTGTCAATGGGCGTTTTTCTTTTGCTTTGTAACTTATAGATTCAAAGTTGTCAAATATATCTGCAAATGATTGTGCGGAATAAATGCGATCGCAAACAGCAGAGTGCAGGACCTGCTTAAATGTCATAACTATTTGTTGTTGTGTCCGCGGTTTGCCTTTAGCACCGTTCAGAATCAATTGTAAGTGGCTTCGCTGTACATCTTGTAGCTTAATGTATTTAACGCTGTCAAAATGGACGTTAATTACATTGTCGTACATTTTATTTGTATTGTTAGCTCTGTTAGATTCTTTATATAAGACTTTCCATTGTCTGGCATAATCAATAAATAGTATATCAGAGTCAATCATTGCCTGCCGTTGGTCCCTTAGTTGCTCAAACTCCTTTACGATTCTTTCTAAATCTTTAGAGCTTTTCTTGGACCGCAGGTGTTTGTATCGTTTTTTACCATTATCCTTGTATGTACCATCCCACACGTTAGTAGAATAGTAACCGTCTTTACCTTTTTTGAATTTAGCTGTTGCCATTGTATCACTCCTTTTTCTAATTATTGGAATTTGTATTTTCTGCAAAATGGGTACAAAAATAACAGCCATGCAAGAGTGGATTTTTTTGCTGTTGCAAAACAATATAGATATGATGCAATATAAATGAACTTTCTATATTAAAATTTTATATTATAATCCAACGATGTTATCACAAAGAAGCTACCGTGTTTTTTCTCAAGCGTTCACGGTGGCTTTTTTGCGTTCTTGCATAACTGATGTAGTCATGATACAATATAGGTGTTTGGCTGTACTATCTTGTATGATAACTACCTTGTATTTATATTAGATAGTGCTTAGGACTGTACCTATTTTGGCGTGGTACGGTCCTTTTTTATTGTTATTTAACTTCCCAAGATTTACCGCAGTCTTGGCAAATTGCCATTTGTTTACTGTTAATATCTGTCTTGGATGATTTCTTTTCTTTGTATTTAGACTTTTTAGGTGTTAATGCCCACAGACCGCCAGTCGCTGCTATCATACCTGCACGTCCCAGACTGTTACCTGCACGAGTCACAACACTCTTTTTACGGACCTCAGATTTTCCCTTTGTTTTAGCTGAGTCCTGCACAAACTCATATCCTATATTCAAGCTGTGACACTTAGGACAGTATGGTGCATCCAGATAAAAAATCTTATAAAAATCTTCGGCTTTTTTGCTGTCTACCTTTTTCAAAATCTCATAGTAAGCATCCCTAGACCTGTCTTTATCCGCTTTGATTTTGCTTGCATTAAAACCAAAATTACCGTTAAATTTACGCATTTCATAATCATAAGTTAACTGATTAATAGCATCATTTGTATAATCCAGTTTGACAATAATATCTTCTTTTGGATTCTCTTCTGCCTTATCAAAACGGCATAAATAGAAGTTGTCTTTTGCTACATAAAGTATATGTGTTAGTGTAGAAAGAAAACCACTATCTGTATATTTACCTGCTGTGATAATTAAATCACTAGGCTCATTAACAATACCTTTTTCTATAGCAATATCAATCGTTTTTTCATCAATTTCATACTGCGGAACTTCATTATCAGCAGTAGAAACAGTAGCTAATTCTTTTAAGATTTCCTCTGTTGGGCATCCACAATTTGGACAAGCAGAAGCTTTTTCAGAGAACTCTTTCCCACATTCAGTACAAGTTATTAATGCCATGCAACATCCCTCCTCTTATAATGTATAACAAGCAACGTGACAACCACAATAGCAGGCAAATCGCAGGCTAGAACCAACGGTTTTATGCGACTTGTAGGACTTTTTGCATAGTAGTATCACAGGCAAATCGCAGGCAAATGACAGGCAAATATCAATCAACCATGCATTTCTTTTTTTAAAAGTCCAAGAAACAACGGTTTTATGCGGTTTTTAGCACCATACAAAAAGTTTTTTTAATTTGTGATTGACAAAACAATATTTTTAGTGTATTTTTATTTTCTTTTATATAAATTAGTATCTAAAGACTATAGTTATATATAACCTATATAGTATTATAATAATTAATATTTATATTTAATTAAAAAGAAAAAAATAAAACAAAAAAAGAAAAAATTAAAGTCTCTTGAAGCTGACTAATCTTTCAGCATATCCGGTTAATGACGATAGCTGTTCGAGAGTGTATCCCGGATGTTCAACAATCACTTCATCTGGTATCAAAAGCTCCGCTGCAAAAGTATGAGCTTCAATTTCAACCTTGTTTGAATAAAACTGTTCGCCATAACTAAAAAAGTAATAATCTCCATCGTGCAAGATACTATGTGCTAGTTCATGAGCAACGACAGCTTCTTTCAACTTTTCATCATCAATTCTGTTGTTTAAGTAAATAAAATTCTTATCGCATATCTTCATGTGGCATCCAGATAGTTCTCCTAAATCTCCGATTTGGATAATCACACCTAAGCTGTCCGCAAGCTGATATGGATTTCTCGTTTCGTATTTTTCAATCAAATCATGTACTAAATTTTTGATTTGATTCGGTTTCATACATAACCCTCCTGTTTATTTTTTCATCATAGCCATGGAAATCTCAACCTGTTTGAGCAAAAGCTCTTTTGTGTTATCGTCAATCGGCTGTCCGTCATAACGTAACGGTTGCATCTTTCCACTTTCTAGCAATTCTTTTAGTTCCTCAAATTTTTGTTTGAGATCGTCAGTGTTATTTTTCTTTTTCGGTTCATCCTCCTTCCCTGTCATAAGGTAATCAATAGATACCCCAAAATAATTTGAAATCGTTTCTGCTAAATCCATACCAATTTTGGAATTTTTCTTTTTCCAAGTGCTGATTGTAGAAGTTGAAACTCCTGTGTCTTTACAAAAACGATAGGCTGTTATGCCACGTCCTTTTAACAATTTTTCAAAAATTTCATACATAGCGTTGCCCCTTTTTATAAAAAATAATTCGACACAACGAAATAAAACCCTTGACTACCTCGTCAGAACGTGCTAATATACACTTGTAGCTCGGATGAGCGAGGTAAAAGCGAGTCGGTTTGGCGAGTGACTCGTGAAATCAAGTGATAAATAATTCGTTAATCACAATATATCACTAAACCGAGATAAAAGCAATAGATTTAAGAAGAAAGGAGTGAAAAAATTTGGTTTATGAAAGATATTGTCAATTAAGAGATAAAAAAGGTATTACGGACTACCGAGTATCGAAAGATACAGGAATGACAAGTTCTTTGTTTTCTGACTGGAAAGCAGGAAGAATCAAACCGGGATTAAAAAGCATTAAAACATTAGCAGATTACTTTGGCGTGACAGTAGATTATTTTTTAGAGGAGAGTGAATAGGTGTTAAAAAGAACTAAGAAACTTTTGAAGAAAATAGCAGAAATGCTTTACAAGAATTGCGATAAGTTTGGATTAACCAAACAGGATGAAGAGGTTAAAGAGTTAAAAGAACTTATTGACAAGATAGGAGAGTGAGTAGATGTATATACCACCATATTACCTTGGTTTGTTTCTAGGAACATTTGGAACTGTTGCAGCAGAAATTGTAATTGTGCTGATTAGCAACTATAGAGACAAGAAAAGAAAACAGAAGATGCAGGAGAGATTCAAGGAAGAATCCGAAGAGTAAGAAAGGAGCGAGTATGAAATACGATAAGCCAATCATGAGAATGTCAGAACTCGTCAAGATGGGATTTCCAAGGTCATTCCTTGATGAAGCCTATCGGGAAAGAGGACAGGACTTTGCACAAAAAGGCCCTAAGTCCAATTCTCCTATATTTTTCGATACAGAAAGATTTGAAAAATGGAGAGTAAGAAAGCTAGCAAATGAGAACCAAGCAATGCAGAGAGGAGGGTTTTAAATGAAAATGGGAGCATTCATGATGGGGTGTGGACTGTTAGTCTGCGGATTAGAGTTAATGCCATTCTGGTTTATGGGTACTTGCGTAGCCGCAGGACTGGCATTAATCGCACAAGAGCGTGATGGATGGAAATGAAAAAAAGCACCCAGACATGGCAGGTCTTAAGTGCTTAACAAAAAATGTATAACAACAGTATAGCAGGAAAAGGAGAATGTGACAATGATTATTACAAAAAAACAGTTTGAAACAATCGTAGAAAAGGTAATTGAAGAAACTAACAAAGAAGCAGAGAAAAAACAAAAGAGCCTTAAACTGGATATTACACGCCCAGAAGAGGTGGAAGAAGTAAAGAAAATATCAAATAAGATGTTGAAGTTGATGTATAAAGGGATAGCTTTAGAGTTGTTTGAAGATGCAGACGAAAAAGAAGTTACACTAGAAGAATTTTGTTTGGCAACGGCAAAGTATGTAGATTGTGCAGTGCAGATTGAAAAAAATCCGATAGAAAGAAGCTTGTTTGAATTAGTTTGTCTTACTAATTCAAAGAAAGTGTTTGATGAAATCTTTGGAGAAGAGGGTAATGGATGGCTCAAAAAGGAGTGTGAGTAGTCATGATTATCACAGGATACACAAATGAATACGGAACAGTAATCCCTATGGAAGATGCAGATGATTATATCAAGAAGAGGATTAAAGGAAATGAAGAAGATAGACAGTGGTTTATCGACTATGCATGGGATGCACTGATGGGAAACACTGATGAAAATGTAAGCCTTAAAGAAGCATATTTTAACGATGTATGCAGTATGAAAGAGGTCGATGAACAGGGAAATATTAAAGAATGTATTGAAGAATGAGAGGTAAAACATGGCTAAATTATATGAGATCAAAAACGAATTTAACGAACTGCTTTTAATGGCAGATGAGCAAGGGTTATCCCTTGATGATATTAAAGACACTATGGACGGAATCGAATTTGAGTTTGAAGAAAAGGCTGATTCTACCGCAAAGATGATTAAAACACTGATCGCTGATGCGGATTCAGTAAAAGCAGAGAAAGACAGGTTAGCAAAAAGAGAGACAGCATTGAGAAACAGTGCGGACAACTTAAAGAAGTATCTTGAAACAATGATGCTTGAAGTAAAAAAGAAGAAGTTTAAAACAACACTGTTTAGCTTCAATATCCAGAAAAATCCTAAAACTGTAAAGGTAGAAGTTGAGGAATTGTTACCTAAAAAGTATCTGATTAAACAGCCAGACAAGGTTAACAGGAAACAGCTTCTTGATGATTTGAAAGCAGGAGTGCTTGAAGAAAATGAAAATATGAGACTGGTACAGACAGAAAGTTTAAGAATCAGATAGGAGATAAGAATATGACGATACATGAAAAAATGATGAAGATTCAGACAACATTGAAAGCACCTAAGAATCTGTTTAATTCATTTGGCAATTACAAATACAGAAACGCAGAGGGAATCTTAGAAGCTGTGAAACCATTATTGGCAGAAAACAAATTATCTATGTACATATCTGATGATGTGCAAGCGGTAAATGATCGTGTGTATGTAAAAGCTACAGTATCTATTTTTGATATTGAGACAGGCGAAAGTGTTATGGCTACGGCATCAGCAAGAGAAGCACTCAATAAAAAAGGTATGGACGATTCACAGATAACAGGAACAGCATCATCTTATGCACGTAAGTATGCCTTAAATGGAATCTTCTTATTAGATGATACAAAAGATGCAGACACAGACGAAAACCAGAAAGAACGTACTGCAAGAGCTAATAAGCAGGAACAGGAAAAGAATAAAGAAAAACTTGATCAGATGAAGATTTCTCTTGTAAAACAGAAAACATTATTGGATTTGTGCGAAGATGAAAAGTTTGACATCAATAAGATTTTGAAATCTTACAAACATGAATCTATCAAAGATATTACAGAGGGGCAGTACAAGTACATTGTAGCCAATAAAGACAAAGAGAGTGTAAGAAAGCTGTTGGCAGTTGATGGAAACGAAAGCTAAAATTCATGACATCTCAATTGATTTTGAAACAGGGAAACAGGTCATTTCTCTCGTATGTGAAAAAGACATACGAGGGGAATATGACCGACTGAAAGATAAAGAATGTAGGCTTAAGGTTGTTCAATATCGTGAGGGCAGGTCTTTAGATGCAAATGCATATTTTCATGTATTGGTTGGAAAAATCGCAGAAGTAATGGATTGTAGCAAGGTGTTTATAAAAAACAAAATGATAGCGGAATATGGGCAGTATGAAAAGATAAACGGAAAGCTGATAACTATTCCGTTAGATGATGATATAGAAGCTTACGATGTAGAGTTTTGTCACCTACAACCAACAACGCAGACGACAATCAATACGGCAGGAAAGATTTTTAGAATCAATATTGTTATGAGAGGAAGCCACACATACGATACGAAAGAAATGTATGAATTGATAAAAGGAACGGTGCAGGAAGCAAAGGCATTAGGTATAGAAACAGCGACACCGCAGGAGATAAAAGAAATGGAAGAAAGGTGGGGACTTAAGATTGAGAAAGAAAAAGTCAATCATCGTTGATGATATGGAACATTGTAAATTATGTGGAAGTCCTTATGTAGAGATACACCACTGTTTACATGGGACAGCAAACAGGAAGAAAGCTGATAAGTATAACTTAGTGATTCCGTTGTGCCACGAACACCATACAGGCGGTAAACAATCCGCACATTTAAATGCCAGATATGACCTTATGTATAAGAAGATGGCACAAAAGGCATTTGAAGAAAAGATAGGCACGAGAGAAGAGTTTATAAAGGAGTTTGGCAAGTCATGGCTGTAACATATACGATTCAAGGCAGACTGGACGGATTAAACGATTATACACGATCATGCAGGACTAACGCATATAAAGGTGCTGACTGCAAGAAAAAGAATCAAAGAATCTGTAAATACAGCATACCGTTATGGTTACGCAAAAAGAAATTGAATTTCCCAGTGATCGTTGAGATTACATGGTATGAAAAAAATAAAAGACGTGATCCAGACAATGTTGCATTTGCTAAGAAATTGTCTTAGACAGTCTAGTAGAATCTGGAACATTCCCCGGAGACGGACAGAGGTATGTACTAGGATTTATAGACCACTTTAGAGTAGATTCGAAAAATCCAAGGATAGAAATTACTATTCATGAGGATAACGATAAATAAATGTAGGAGGGCAGTGAATGAACATAAATATAAATACAGACTGGGAATGGTATGAAAACACAAATGTATTTAGATTGTTTTACCACTGCCTACTACATACAAATTTAGAGGACAAGCGGTACTGCGGAAAAGAGATAAAGGCAGGACAATTTGTATCTTCGATAACAAGAATCAGTGCAGAGACAGGATTAACAGAATCGCAGGTCCGAACAGCACTAAAGAAACTAAAGGACACTGGGTATTTATCCACAAAAAGCACAAATAAATACACGATATACACAGCTAACGACTACGAAAAGTACATAGATTGTGGACAAGTTGTAGAAGCAACTGCCAAGGTTGAAAATGGAACAAAAATGGAACAACCAGTGGAACGAAAAATGGAACAAACAGACAAAAACGCAAAGAAAAATTGCGAGAAATCAAACAAAAAAGCAATCAATGAATGTTTTGAAAAGCTCTGGAAACAGTACCCGAATAAACGTGGTAAGGGGCAGGTATCCGATGCAAAGAAAAAGACTCTGTATGAGATAGGAGAAGAAAAAATAGAAAGAGCCTTGAAAAGGTATCTGGATGATTTATCTAAGGACAGTAGTTGGAGAAAACCACAGAACGGAAGTACATTCTTTAATTCTGGTTACGTGGATTATCTGGACGAGAACTACGAGAAACCACCAGAACCGAAGCCACAGCGGAATCCTGCAAGTGTCTTAGAATGCGAGAGAGACTATGACTTTGATGATTTAGAAATGCAGTTACTACATAAGCAATTAGAGTAAGGAAAAAGGAGTGATGGAAAATGTATCAAATGAGTTTTTTTGGTAATGAAACAGCACTTAGAAGCCATTCCATTACCAAGCAGACTAGAAGAGAATCCCACAAAAAGATTAATAAAGAAGCAATACATATCTTAATTCTTGAGCAGCTTGGATACGAAGCTATGACAGCACGAGAGATCGCAACGGTGTTGTATAAGCATAAAAAAGTATTAGAACCGACAAGGCAGCAGGTACAACCACGATTGACAGAGTTAGTACAGGACGGACGTATTGAGGTGTGTGGTAAACGACACGACAGTCTAACAGACAGAAACGTGGCAATCTACAGAAAGGTGGCTAAAGATGGGGTACAAAAAAATAAGCAAAGATCTTAAGAGAAAAATTCTTAAAGAAGTGGAAGAAACGAAAGAGGTTACTTCTGTTGCGAAAAAATACGGAGTAGCCCCATCAAGCATATTCAAGTGGAAAAAATACGGTATCGAAGCAAAGCGGAGAGAGTACACAAAAGAGTTTCGCAAACAAGTTGTCAAAGAAAAGGTAGTTAAGAAGCTACATGTACAGGAATGTGGAGCAATTTATGGAGTACCGGGTTATCTTGTTAGATTCTGGGAAGATGAATTGGTGGAAGAAGTCAAAGAAGAGATTCGACAAAGCCGATTCAAAAAGAAGCAACATGAACGAAGATTTGTTCACGTAACATCACATTCGGGGTATTGGAAATAAAAACTAAATAAAACTTTTCTGGTTTGATTCTCTGCCTAAGTAACTGTAAATAATGTTTTTTGTATTTTCAGATTCTTCCATTTTTCATATTTATTAGGCAGAGACTCAAGCCAGAAAAGGCTTGTTGCACAGCAGGATTTTTATATACCACACGACAACTAAATAAAAGAATCCTCGCAACGCATAAGTACAATATAGCTATTGTATAAGTCATGATTTCCCCTGCTATTAACGGCAGGGGAGAGAATGGACAGTAAAGGAGAATTAACTATGAAAAAGAAATTATTGGCGATCGCATTAAGCACATTGGTTTTGACAGGAATGACAGGCTGTGCATCCTTTAGTCGTGGATGGGTAGACATTAAATCTGACATGAACAACGGATTGAAAAGAACCATTGTAGTATATACAGCAGACGGACAGAAAATTGCAAGCTACAAAGGAAAGATTGACATTCAAGATAGTGATGGATTCATCAAGTTTGACTATAAGGGCAAGAGATACATCTACTACAATTGCTTTGTAGAAAGCATCGCAGATATTGATTAGAGAGGAGAATACAAATGCCAAATTGGTGTCGAGGGACTTTAAAAGTCCGAGGAAAAAAGAAAAATGTGATTGAATTTATGTTGAAAGGATTAAAACCTGTTGGTCCTGGGCGTCCATTAGCTTTAAATAAGTTTGAAAATATCGATTCTGATGAAACATACTGGATTGAAAATACTTATAGAGGTTTTGTTTTAGGAGTTGATGAATTTTTCTCTGACTATGAAGATGAAGATATTGTCACTGTAGCACTTGATTCAAAATTTGCATGGGATATTGATCAAGAAGGACTTTTAAAAACATGTATAAAATATTCCGTAGATATGAAGATATATGGATTTGAAAAAGGGATGCATTTTAATCGAAATGTTGAAATTGTAAATGCTGAAATTATAAAAGATGAAGAGATTAATTTTGACGATTACGAATGGGAATGTATTTGCCCGAATATTGGTGGATGATTAGAAGTACAGGAAAAGGAAGTGGAGAAAATGGGAATTAAAAATCTAACAGAAACAGAAGAAAAAGAGTTTTACAGACTTGTTGGGAAGATGAATGGAAAAGAACCAGACAAGAAACAGGATGTAAAGGTAAAGAAACCACAGTATGGTGATACGGTTTATTACATTAATTATATTGGAAGAATCAGAAAAAGGACATGGATTAATGATGAAGACGATCTTGATATGTGGGAATTAGGAAACATCTTTTTCACGGAAGAAGAAGCGAAATTTGCAAGAGAGAAAAGAAAAGTAGAAGTTGAACTTAAGCGGTATGCAAAGGAGCATAATGATGAAAAAACCACTGATAATTGCCATGTTGTAATGAACACAGGAACAAAAGAAATAGATATAAGTTCATATTGGGTATTGCAAGTCGCAGGAGCAACGTGCTTTTCAAGCAGAGAAATTGCCAACGATGCAATCGAAGAAGTAGGAAAAGACAGAATCTTGAAATACATCTTCGGGGCAGAAAGTGAGGGAGAGGAATGAAATTAGAAGAAGCTATTAAGCACGCAAAAGATGTTGCAACAAAGAAATATAGACAGGCTATGTTGCATCGTGCAAATGCAGAAGATGAAAAACTTGACAGGTGTATTGAATGCATGAAAGAACATGAACAGCTTGCAGAGTGGTTGGAAGAACTTAAAGAGTTGAGAGAATACAAGAAAAAGATGAAAGCACAGTTTCTTGATGATATTGAGAATCCGTTGGAACCAATTAAGCTAAGCAGTGCGTTAGAATCAGAGATATTTAAGTATGAGTATAGGTCAGAACATGATCCGCAAAAGATTAGTCCTTTAGATTATACAATCATATATGCATTAAAACATTGTTTGGAAGAACAACTGAAAGAGGTGGGAGAAGATGAAAATTAATGCAAGACAACCAAGTATTAAAACGTACACATTAAGTCACTTCAAAATTGGAGAGGTGTGTATGGGTGCGAGAGATGAACATTATTATCTTGTGGTTAAATCAGAAAAAGAAAAGAAACAGCTTGTTGATTTGACAGAAAATGAGATTATAAGAGATGCAGGATACATGAGATTTATACCTGCGACAGCAGAACTTAATATCAAGGATGTGGGGTAAAAATTATGAAAAAAATATTATTTATTGTGTTTTCGATAGCAATAATGAGTTGCATGTTGGTAGGTTGCGAGGAGAAAGAAAGTAATACATATAAGGATGAAAGTGATACACAGCAGAGTGCAGCGTTAGTTGATATTAACAACATCTTATCTTATGACAACTCGACAAGGATTGTTTATTGGTATTTTAAAGATGGAGCAGGCAGAACAAGTACAGGGTTTATGTCCCCATACATTAGCAAAGATGGTAGATATTGCAGGTATGAGAAAGGTAAGATCGTGCCGATTGAAAGGAGAGAATAATGCCAGTAGCAAGATGCAAATATTGTAATAGTTTGTTATTCAATGAAGATGTTGGAAGAGAGTATATACAAATAAATTCAGATATGAAAATACAAAGCAAATTTATTTGTCTTAAATGTGAAATGGAGTTAAGAAAAGAAGATTTCTTTGAGCCGTACAGAAGCATGATGAAGTAAAGGAGAAAAAGCAATGAAAATAGTTGATATCAACACATTAAAAGGTTCAGACAGACACGGCAGTTGTATAGAGTGCGAAAAAGATTTTGCAGAAGATAAAGGAATGAAAAGAATTGTTTTCGGCACAGATCAGAAACGGACCATCTTCTTATGTGGCAAATGCTACCACGATTTTTTGCAAGAAATGTGCAGGAAAAGATTAAAGGAAATGGGGGTTGAGATATGCAGAAAATAACAAAATGCCCACACTGCGGAAGTGATCGTGGAATGACTAGTAGGGTTAAATAAAGGAGTTTATTATGCCAGACGAAGAACTAGAAAAACGCATCAAACTTGAACTTGCACTTATTCATCAGTGCGAAGAATCAGACATTATAATTTGCCACATTGAGGTATTAACAGATTGTTTTAAGTTTTATGTGATTTATAGAATGAAATATTCACTTTGTATGTCAATTACTTTAGACGGTTTAGATATTTGTAAAGGAGAAAGAATATGATTTCAAGAAAAACAACAACAGATTTCTTAAGCAAGCTTCTTTGTAAAGAGAAGTTAATAGGAATCGGAAAGCACTATGCACGAGAAGTCACTGCAGATTACGGCACAGGTAAAGCAAAAAGAGTTGACTTTATGCAATTTGTACCAGATGGACAGTGTAGTGTATCAGCTTTAGAAAAAGGCATTTTCGTTTGTTATGAAATTAAAAGTTGCAAAGAAGATGTTTACAGCGGAAACGGACTTAATTTTTTAGGAGAGAAAAACTATATTGTTACAACGTTAGAGTGCGGCAAAGAGTTATTGACAGATATTAGGTCTGGGAAGTTAAAGAAATACATACAAGAGCATTATCCAGATTCATCTACAAACTTTGGAATAATGGTAGCTGTCAGAGGTGCAAAAGATGGATTTTATGATGGAGAAATAACAGTAGACAGTGATGTTAATAAATGGTATTTAAAGACAATTGCTAATTGCAGAACAGGGTTAAGAAGAAAAAGCATAGTAGAACTGTTGTTTTGTATGTTGAGAGCGAAAGAAGGTTGACATGGACGTTATAAAACAAATAGATTACATGATCGCTTGCCTAGAGATGGCAAAAGAAGAATACCGGTATGAAAAAAGTTATGAAGCAAAGAGAGAAGCAAGAGAGGACAACGACTGGAACTGGTACGACAGAAACAGGACACCGAAAAAGGCACTGATTAAAGAGAATCTTAGAAATGTTGGTAGAACAGGATTCAAGCTTGCGAAAGATTTAGAGGTGGGAGAATGAAAATATATTCAAATCGAGCTGATAAAAATGTGGACTGTATCAGAACAAGCATGAGAACAGAAAAACACAATAGTTTGCACGTAACATTAAATTTTAGGAGAACTGTTGGTGGACCAGTTACCATGGAAGAAGAAACAGGCAGTGAAGTGAGAATAAACTTTACTGATACTTGTGAACTTGACAATTTTATTATGGTACTGACACAGCTAAAGGAAATGACAAAGGGTTACTATGGAAAATGGGAGATTGAAAAAGGTAAAGGAGAACGACTATGACAATAGCACAGCAGGTAGCACACGACTTTTTAGAAAGCATAGAAAAGATGATTACGGCAAATGAACTAGATGTTGGAGCATTGGATACGAAAGTTTCTTATCAATCTTGCGAAGAAGCAATGATGAGTGTGACTGATACAAAATCTGGGAGCATTATTGCAACAATGAGATTAAATTTAAATACAAACAAACTAAAAAGAGAAATGCAGGAAAAAGAATTAGAAAATTATTGCCGTAAAAGAGTGTGCCCTATTTGCATTTTTAAAGGGCAAGTACCGTGCATAACGAGAAAAATTAGTTATGGAACAGCTACGAGCGAAGAAGTAGAGGAAGCTTATAGAAAGATTGGAGATGATGAAAAATGACAAGAGAACAGATGATAGATGTGTTAGAAGATTACTGCAACGGAAATATCTGTGATTCATGTGAATTTCGTGATGACTGTGAAAAAGGCATGGTTTTTTCTGAAATAGTTGACGAAAAATTGAAAGATTATGTAAGCAGAATTGATGAAAAAAATACAGATAAAGAGTCGCAAAATGTATGCAAACTTGTTGGAAAGAGAACGGAGCAGGTAAAAGTTTTAAAAAAAGCAACAAAAATATATTATCCAGATGCAATGAAAGATGTATTACCACTTAAAGAGTTTGTGAAAAACATTACAGATAAAGGATATAAGGTTGAATTAACAAAAGATAATGTTATCAGTGATACCGTAGTGAATATCTATAAAGAAGTGGAGATGAAAGAATGATATTAAAAATCTTACTTGTTATCATCGGTATTATCTTAGGACTGGTAGGCAGTGGCTTATGCCAGTCCGCTAAAGCAAGAGATACGATTACAATGACGTTAGAAGATTATGAATACATCGGTGCTGTATTTAACAGCCTGCCGATAAGAGAACGACATAAGAACTTAAAAAAGCAGGATGTGGCGTTATATAGATGCCCTAAGTGTGGTAACTACATAGCAGAATGGACAGAAGTTTGTGAATGTGGGAATCAGTTAGACTGGGGAGAAAGTGAGGGCTTACATGTTAATAATGACAAAAGATAGAGAGATTCTGAATCTTGATAATGTTCTTGAAATTCGGGCAAACGAAGAAAATGTAGAATGTGAGCTAATGAATGGATATATTTACACAATACAATCATTCAAAACACATAAAAAAGCAGAAGATGCATTAGACAAGATACTTAGTCAATATGACAGAGGACAAAGGGTTATCAAGTTATAAAGGAGTGTTATAAATGAACGGTAAAGAATATCAAGTAAAGGCAATGCGAACTAATGACGGATTAGGAATAGAAAGAATAATGAATATGGCTGATAATTTAGAACAGGGAGTAGAGGACAACGTACCAGACGCAGGGATTGACTTGGGTGGAATTATTAACGGCTTATTCGGATTATCTGGAGAAGTTGGAGAACTTACTGACATGGTTAAAAAATGGATATTCCATGAAAGTAGTTTTGACGAGGAACACGCAAAAAAAGAACTTGGGGATGTAATGTGGTATGTTGCTATGATTTGTGAATCATTTAATTGGTCGTTGGATGAAATTATGCAAATGAACATTGAAAAATTAGAGAAACGTTATCCAGATGGATTTGACGTTATCAAAGCAAATAACAGAAGTCCAGAAGATGTATAAAGTGGGGGCGTTATTATGAGAGGGAAAGATAATCCGTGCTATGGGTGTACAGAAGCCACAGGAAGAACTTATAATTGCCATACCCTATGTGACGGCTATAAACAGTTTCAAGACGATTGCAAGGAAGAGAAGAACGTTATCAAAAGGAAAAATCCTTATTATAAGTCGTTATCAAAAGAAAAATTTATGAAACGGAATGCTTTAAACAGGAACAGGAGGGGAAGAAAATGATTAGTACAGCTAAAGCAATAAAGAAGATGCAAGAGAAGCAAGAGAGAAAGCCGAAAAAGAAATGTTCGGAAAATTTCTGGAAGAGCATAAAGAGTATGTAAAGGATAAAAAGGATAAGAAAAACTGAAAGCTAATAAAAAAAATGGAAAGACGGTAAAAGAATTAAATAAAAAGAGTGTAAACAAAGACACTTTCCACCATGGTATAATTATCTTAGATAATAACCATAGTCGGGAGGTGTCTTTTTTGATTAATAACAAACTAAAGAATTGCTGTAACGATTGCGTGTACTGCGAGATCGTGACAGAGACAAAGAGAAGAGCAATCCCAGAGAACAAAACAGAAGTGGTACTGGTAAACATAAAGTGTAGTCATATGTGTGTATGCAGTAAGTACAAGAAAGAGGTGCAGGATGGAAGATAAAAGCCTGTGCTGTGCAGGATGCAAGAACACACTATCTGACAGAGGGATTATGTACTGCACTAAGGACAACGGCAAGAGATTGATAAGAGACAGATACTTGACTGTATGTGATGATTACAAGACAGCAGGACCGACAACAAAGGTGTATGCAAACGAAAGGACGTGAGACAATGGGAGCAGGTGGCAGACCGCCTAAATACAAGAGTGTCAAAACGATGCAAAAAAAGATAGATGAGTACTTTAAACTATGTGAGGGCGAAGTATTAAAAGAAGATGGTAAGATAGTAAGAAATAAAAGCGGCTATCCTATTATGATTAACAGGAAACCTCCAACAATTACCGGATTGGCTTTGCATCTTGGTTTTACATCTAGAGCGGATTTGTTGTATTACCAAAATGAAAAACAAGAGTTTCTTGACACAATCACACGGGCGAAAAGCAGAGTGGAAGAGTATGCAGAGGGCAGATTGTACGACAAAGAGGGAAGTTCTGGTGCACAATTTAACCTAAGAAACAACTTTAAGCACTGGGATGCAGACAAGAAGCAGGAAGATAACAAAACAGAGGGAATCACGATCGTGAACAACATTCCTAGAGAGTAAAGGAGCGGTTACATGGTTAATCTAACAGATGTGATTGCTCCATCTTTTTATAAGGTGCATTGGGATATTCAAGACAGCAAGCACACCTATTATGATTTGTACGGTGGTCGTGGTTCTTGTAAGTCCTCGTTTGTGTCTGTAGAGATTGTACTTGGTATGATGCAGGACGAAACAAACGGAGAATTTACAAATGCGGCAGTATATCGAAAGGTAAAAGATACTTGCAGATCATCAGTATTTGAACAGATAGAATGGGCAATAGATGCGTTAGGTGTTTCTGATCTGTGGGAATCGTCTGTAAGTCCTATGCAACACACGTATAAGCCGACAGGACAAAAGATACTGTACAGAGGTCTTGACAAAGCTAAAAAGTCAAAGTCTGTAAAGGTGTCTAAGGGTTATATAAAATATTTGTGGTTTGAGGAATTGGATGAATTTGCAGGTATTGAAGAAATCCGAACAGTACAGCAATCTATATTGCGTGGTGGTCCTAAGTTTATTGTATTTAAGACATTTAACCCACCAATCAGTGTAAATAATTGGGCAAATAAGTATGTAGCAGAAGCAAGAGAGGACAGCTATAGGCATAAGAGCAATTATACAACGGTTCCTGCGGAGTGGTTAGGACCTCAGTTCTATGTCGATGCAGACTACTTAAAAAAAACGAATGAACGTGCATACAAGCATGAGTATTTGGGAATCCCTGTAGGACTAGGAACAAACATCTTTGAGCTTCTGGAAATCCGCACGATCACGAACGAAGAAATAGCAAGACAGGAAAAAATATATCAAGGGCAGGACTGGGGATACTATCCAGACCCGAAAGCTTTTGTCAGATGTGCATACATGCCTGCATCACAAAAAATCTTGTGCATAGATGAGTTGGGCGGTCAAAAGATACGAAACACGGCAATGTCACAATTGATTATTGATAAGGGATATAACGACTACGCTATATCCTGCGGTGCTGATGAGATAGAAAGTATCTTAGACTTTAGAGACGCAGGACTTGTGGCGAACAAAACAAACGTATATCCGGGTAGTCGCAAGTATAGTTATGAATGGCTACAGTGCAGGACCTTAGTCATAGACCCTGCGAGAACTCCACGATTATATGAAGAGGTAATAAGTTACGAACATGAGGTGGACGCAAACGGAGAAATCATGGCAGATTATCCAGACGGCAACGACCATTGGATAGATGCATTAAGGTATGCGACAAGTCCAATGAGCATGAGACGTGGCGAGAGTGCATAAAGGAGATAAAAACAATGATGGTAAATCTAAAAGATGTAACTTGTATACAAATTGGAAATGTAATGTTAGGCATCAAGGATATAGAAAAAAATATCTATCCATGATGGTGGGGTTTGGCTTACGATTAATGGAGATTTGATACAAGGAGATATAGAAACAAAAATCGGAAACGTTAAACTGATAGCGGTGGAATAGATGGGTATATTTAGCAGAATGAAAGAGATATTAAGTAACCTTTTTAGACAAAGGGCAAGAGACGAATTTAAGATTGATACTGTTACCAGTCCAGAAATGCAGAGAGTTATAGAAAAGTGTGCATACATCTATAAGGGCAGTCCGTACTGGTTAGACAAGGACGAACATATCAAGACTATCAACTTTGCAAAAGCGGTGTGTTCGGAGACAGCACGTCTTGCTACACTTGCAATAGGCATAGAGATAGATGGCAGTGCAAGAGCTAATTGGTTGCAGGAGCAGATAGACAAGGAACTAGAGCAGGTACGACATCATGTAGAGTATGGCTGTGCATACGGTACAGTTGTATTAAAGCCTAACGGTGCAAGTGTGGACTTGATTACACCAGAGAACTTTATAGTAACAGACGAAAGCAACGGAGAAATTCAAGGAATTGTGTTTGTACATCGTGAAATTTCTAGTGATGGCAAAACATACTACACCAAACTAGAATATCACAGATATATTGAGGACGTGTATCAGATCACAAACAGGTGCTATGCTTCTAAGGATGCAAACGATACAGGAAAGCCGATTGACATAGACGAGACACCTTGGCGTGGAGAACTAGAAGATGTAGGACTTGCAAATCTGAACGGACAACGCCTGTATGCAGTTCTTAGGACACCGCAGGCGAACAATGTAGACTTGCACTGTAGTTTAGGATTGCCGATTTTCTACGATGCGATAGAAGAGCTAAAAGATTTAGACACTGCATACAGCAGGAACGCAACAGAGATATTCGACAGCCGAAGAATGTTGTTACTAGACTCTGACAAGCTGTTAGAGACTGGTACAAGGGTAAATAATACACAGGATGGATTTGAGAGAAGCAAGAAGCGGTTAAGACTGCCAGAGTACGTCAAGAATGTAAATAGCTCAGACATTAAAGGCTTCTATCAAGAGGTAAATCCATCACTGAATACAGATACACGACTGACAGGAATCAATGCCCTATTGTCACAGATCGGCTATAAATGTGGATTTAGCAACGGATACTTTGTATTTAACGAAACGACAGGGATTCAGACAGCTACAGGCGTAGAAGCAGAGCAGCAGAGAACGATACAGTTTATCAAGGACGTTAGGGACAAGCTACAGTTCTGCATGGATGATTTGATTGCAGCACTTAATATCTTTGCTGATCTGTACCAATTAGCACCAAGTGGACCGTATGAGACTTACTATGACTTTGGAGACATAACATACAATGAGGACGAGGACCGTTCTCGTTGGTATAGCTATGTTGTAAGCGGCAAGATTCCTTTCTGGTACTATTTAACAAAATTTGAGGGATTCAGCGAGGAAGAAGCGAAAGAACTTGAAACAATGGCACAACCGAAAGAGCCAGACTTATTCGGTGCAGATGGAGAGGAGTGAAAGCATGGGAAAGAACAGGATTGAAAAATACCTTGCATACCTTAGTGGCGAAGATGTAAAACTACCCGAACCATTTACAAAGCAAGAAAAGCTGTTGTACAACATCTGCAAAAAGGGAGTTACAGGCAGTACAGAAACAGACAAAACATTAACGCAAGAGGGCAAGCCTGCGGATGCGGCAGCAGTTGGGAAGATGCTAGATGTGGCACTAATGGCAAAAGACCCAGAAGAATAGGCGGTGGGATTATGCTAACGCCAGATTACTTATGGTATGTGCCAGAGAAAGCAGAGAAGCAGGCGGAAGAATTGCATAACAAAATTGTATCTGTGATTATCGAACGAATGATGATAAGGCTAGGACGTGGGGAAGATTACCTTTTTACTCCTATTGACAAGTGGCAGATGGATGTATTGCAGGATGCAGGGTATATCTTGCAAGCGGTACAGAAAGAGATTGCACAAACAACAAAGATAAGCATTGATACAATCGCTCAAACCATGAAAGAAGCAGGTATAAAGGCTATAGAATGGGATGATGCGGTGTATAAAAAGGCAGGTCTTGAACCAAAACCACTCGGGGAAAGTCCTTATCTACAACGATTGTTGCAGAGGAATTATGAAAAGACCAAGGGAGAGATGCATAACTACACCGGCACGATGCCGAACGCCTGCCACGATAATTACATAGATGCAGTGGACAAGGCATATAACCAAACTGCAAGCGGTACAACAAGCTACACAGAAGCGGTCAAAGAAGCTGTTAACGACATTATAGACAAAGGGGCAGACGTAACTTATCCTAGCGGACGTAGAGACAGCATAGAGACAGCTACAGCGAGAGCGGTCCGTACTGGTGTAAGCCAAATGGCAGCAGACATTACAGACGCACGTATGGACGAGATGGATTGGGATATTATCCTAACATCTGCCCATCTGGGAGCCAGAATCGGAAACGGTGGGAATAATTTAACTAATCACTTCTGGTGGCAAGGCAAGTTTTACAGCAAAAGCGGCAATGACCCAAGATTTCCGCCTTTTAGTGTCTGCGGTATGGGAAACGTGCAGGGAATCCATGGGGCAAACTGCCGTCACTCCCACGGTCCGGGGGATGGAATAAACAATCCGTTCGAGGACTACGACAGCGAAGAGAATCGCAAAGAATACGAGAAACGGAAACGACAGCGAGAACTTGAAAGACGTATCAGAAAGACGAAACGGCAGTTAATCGGCATGAAAACGGCTGTGGATAATGCAAAGGACGAAGCCTTAAAGCATGAGCTTGACATGGAGTATCAGAAAAAGGCTGCACTATTGCAAAAACAGAATCAAGCCTATAAAGACTATTGCAGACAGAACAATTTGAAAACCCAAAACGAAAGACTCAACACCGCAGGATGGGACAGAAGTCAAGCATCATCCGCTAGAGGTGCAGCGACTAGGTATAATAACGCACGAGGTAAATAATTTGGAAACTATTAATCAATTCATGGTTGCGTGTGGGTGGATTATAACCATTGGTGGAGCTGTAGGTGTATTGTATAAAGCCTATAAGCATTACAAGAAGCCTACGGACGATTTAGAGCAACGTATAACGTCAATTGAGACAGACATCAAAGACATTAAGCAGAAGCTTAACAGTGACTACAACGCAATTAACAGCCAACAGGACGATGTTAATTTAGTCATGAAAAGTATGTTTAATTTGATTGAGAACAAAATCACAGGGAACAACATCGAGGGTCTAAAAAAAACCAGAGACGAGTTAATAAACGCACTGACAACACACGAGAAATAAAGGAGAATAAGAATGATAATTGACGGTATAAATTTTAAAGAGTTAAATATCACAAAAGATGGAGAACTGATTGCATCAATTACAGATGGAAGAGATGGAATCGTACACAAAGATGGCTATAGAGTACAACTTGTAGTGGAAGATGTCGGCATGTCGTTTGCAGAAGCATTTAAAAGAATGAAAGCAGGAGCAAAAGTAAAGCTTCCAAGTTGGGGAGGATATTGGTTCTGGGATGCAGAAAAGCAATCAATTATGATGCAGTGCAGACCAAAAGATACTGACAAAGGACAGGGAGATTTACTTGATATTAGAGAGACACAGAGGGTTGAATATACACTTTCTAACATTTTGTCTAATGAATGGCTAATCGCAGATGAAACAAATTGTCCAGTTTTAGGTGGAGAAGCAACGTTTGGATTTGGAGATGCGATTAAGTACATGAAACGTGGACTTAAAGTCAAAAGAAAAGGATGGAACGGAAAGAATCAGTATATCCAGTTAGCAACAGGAATTTCATATAAGGCAGCAGATGGAGAGGTTGTAAACTGCGATCATGAATCAATCGGTAATAAAGCAATCGCATTCGTTGGAACTTCTGGTGTACAGATGGGGTGGTTAGCATCACAGGCTGATATGTTAGCGGAAGATTGGATGTTTGTAGATTAGGAGCTGATATATGAGTAAATATGTAAAGAAACCTGTTGAAGTAGAAGCAATCACGTTTGATGAGCTTATGAGAATCGGAGCAGAGAACGCTGATACTGTGGTTAACGGTATGCCTGTCAAGTTCATGTACAATGGTTACGTCATTAGACAATATGACAGCAATTCTTACACTATCCCAACACTAGAGGGAGATTTTCTCATGACAAAAGATGATATGCTTATCACTGGCGTAAATGGAGAAATCTATCCATGTAAGAAAGAAATTTTTGAAAAAACTTATGAAAAGTGTATTGAAAAATCCATAGTATAGAATTTACAATAATACTTGTAACAAATAATAGTTGTTGTTGAATAAATCATTTTTTACTTGCTAGTATGTGATTTGTTTCGAAGATTTTTCATGTTACAACCCTTTTTCTTATTGATTTTATAAAGTATAATACAGCAGGACTTCTCACGAGGTCCGTGGAAACATAGTTCAGTTGGTTAGAGCATCCACCTCATAAGTGGACAGTCACAGGTTCGAGTCCTGTTGTTTCCATTAGCCACAAAAGTGGCAATCAATAGCATTTATTTTCTAACACCTTTATTGGTAGAGTTGTAATTTTTTCATACTCCTCCAAAAAACGTTGAAGCATCATGTTGTCGCATGGTGCTTTTTTCGTGAAAAAAATTAGAAAAATGAGTAGAAAAAAAGAGTCTCCATATCTTACAATAAAAGAGTAGATTGTTTGATGCTCATGTGATTCAATCAACTAACCTCCTTCCGCAAGTTTTAAGAGAGAGTTAGAGGCTCAAGAGTGGTTCAAGTCCACTCTTCTCTTTTACCTTGGCTTAGGTATATAAGTCTTAATCCATTACCGCAGACGAGCGGTATACAAATATCGTATAGGAGGATATACAATGCAGAATTACGAACAGATTTTAGCAGAATTAGGAATCGAAGTACCAGAGGACAAAAAGTCCGATCTGAAAAAGAAGATGTCTGAAAATTACAAGACTGTAGCTGACTACGATAAACAGGTAAAGAAAAAAGATGAATACAAAATATCTTTAGACGATGTACAGACCAGATTAGCCGAATTAGAGAAAGAAGATGTTGACGGTCTTAAGGATAAGATTACAACATTAACACAGGAGCTTGCAGACGAAAAAGAAGCAAGAGCAAAAGAAGCTAAGCAGACAGAGTTAAGAGACAAGGTAAAAGATTTCTTATCTGATAAAAAATTTGTAAATGCAATCACAGAAGACTCTATCCGCTCCCAGATGATTCAAAAATTAGAAGAAGAGAATGGGAAAAATGCAGAAGATGTATTTAAAGAACTTACTACTAAAGATGGGAAACCAATTGAGAACATCTTGGTTGACGAAAAGAAAGCACCAGCTCCTAATATCCCAAGCTTTACGACTAAGTTCAACAGCGGAGAGCAGAAAAAGGGAACACAGAAGTTAAGGGAAATGTCTTTAGACGACAGAATGAAGCTTAAGGCAGAGGACCCAGACTACTATGCAACCTTATTAAATGACAGATAGATAATACCGACTCACAATATGGAAGTGAGCCGCTAACCTAAAATCCCTTAATAGTTGTAGGTAGATGGGGCAAATAAAAGTCCTTATCTATTCTTATTTAGGGTAGAAAGGACTTTTTTTATGCCAAGAACAGGATTATTTGGCGGTTTTTATTTTGACCCAGAAGAATTTTCTCGTTATATGACAGAAAACCCAACATGGAATGATGCGATTATTGCATCTGGTGTGTTAGCACAGGACAATACAATTATGGATTTAATCGGAGAAAAAGGAAACGTTGCAACGTTACCTTTCTATACACCGATTGATGAACAGGACTCACAGGCTTTAAACAACGATGGAGAAACAGACAATACACCTGCTGAAATCACAGGAAAGAAACAGACTTGCATGTTAATCCAGAGAATGAAAGCTTGGAAATCAAAAGACTTTACAAAAGAGTTAACAGGTGCAGACCCTATGACTCATGTTGCAAACTCTGTTGCAAGCTTCTATAAGCAGGTAAGAACACGTGACTTAATGACTACAGTTGATGCAGTTTTAAGCCTGTCTGGTATGGAAAACCATATTACAGACTTATCTTTAACTGGCGAGGGCACTGTAGGAGATGTAAACAAAATTGATGATACAACACTTATCTTTGCACAGCAGAGAGCTTTAGGAGATTCCGCTGACAAGATGGGATTACTTGTATTAAACTCTTACATCTACGCAAAATACAAAGCAAAGGGACTTGTTGACTACAACAAATACACTATTGCTAACGCAGTAGAAAGAGAAGTAAATCTTCCTACAATCGGTGGATTTATCCCACTGGTAACAGATAGATTTACAGTTGATACAACAGGAAAAAACCCAGTATACAAAACTTATATGCTTGGTACAGGTTCAGTATTGACTTGTGATAAGACAAACTATGAAAATCCTTATTATACAGACTACGACCCAGAAACATCTGCCGGTATTGAAAAGCTGTATACAAAACAGGGTTATGTATTACATCCTAACGGATTTTCTATTAATGCTAACAAGATTGCAAAAGAGTCTCCTACAAATGCAGAGTTAGGAACTAAAGGAAACTGGTCTTTAGCATTTAACCAGAAGAATATCCGCATGGGTGTTATTAAATCCAACGGATAAAAAGGAGTATGATTTCATGGCATATGTTGACTATGAATATTACAAAACCCTTTTTGGAGAGAAAGCAATCCCAGAAGCAGACTTTAATCGCCTGGTCTGGGATTCTTGCAAGAAGATAGATAATGCCACAACAGGCGTGGACAATGTCAAAAAGCTTAAGGTTGCTTTTCCAACAGATGAAGATGATGCAGAAGCAGTTAAAAGATGCGTTTGTGAGCTTCTGACGATCACTTATAAGATTGAACAAGCAGAAGCAAGAGTTGAAACATCACAAGGTTACATCACGTTAGAAGATGGGACCGTGATGAGTAAGCAGGTAGCATCTAAGAGTGCAGGAAACGAGAGTATAAGCTATGTGACTTCCAGTAACGCAGGTACGGCTACATTGATAGATAAGTGTCTAGCGGATAAGGAAGCACAAAAGCAGTTATACTCTGACACAATAAGAGACTACTTATCGGGTGTCACAGATGCCAACGGAGTAAGTCTACTGTATATGGGAATGTACCCAACGGAGTATTTATGAAAGATTGTAAAGTAAATGTTTTAGGAACTACATATAAAATCAGATTCAGACATGAGAATGAAGATGAAAAACTACAAGAATTGTCTGGTTATTGCGATTATTCAAATAAAACAATAGTCGTTGCAATTTTTGAAAAAAGTGTTGATTCTGTGAATAACATTGAATCGGTTCAAAAAAGTGTGCTTAGGCATGAGATTATGCACGCTTTCTTATATGAAAGTGGTTTAGATGGGCTGTCTTGCAACGTAGATTGTTGGGCAAAAAATGAAGAAATGATTGACTGGTTTGCTTTACAGTCTAAAAAGATTTTCAAAGCTTTTAAAAAAGTAGGGGCATTATAGACAGGGGGATACGATGTATAACGATACAATCACACTTTTTAATAGGTATGAAAGTAAATTAGGAGATACATGGTATCCCTCTATTTTGCATAATACGAACCTAAACATGGATAAAGCAAGCATCGTTGCAAAGTACGGTTCTGACTCACAGGACAATGCTGTATTAAACGTGCAGTATAGCCTAAAAAGCGGTCAAAAGATGGTAGGGAGTAAATTATGGCTACCGCCTAAAGAATGGTGTAAACAGACGAATGATAAGCTGTCAGAAGCACTTACATTTAGTTCTAAGGCGAATAGTTTTGATTTCTTTATCGTTGGCGAATGGGAGAATGAAGAACCGATTGCAGAGGATGATTATATTGACGGATTCTATGAAGAAATGAAACTTAAGTATGATTATGTCTTTGCAATAACTGGAAGTGCCTTTTACGACATAATCCCGCACTTTGAGGTAATGGCTAAGTAGGTGGTTATATATGGCTAAGAAGAAATTAGGAAATGTTAATGTGAATACACAGAACATGAGAGCTAATATCAGTCTGGCGAGATTCGATGAACAAATACAAAGTGCTCAATTTTGGCTAGATAGTCAAGTTATGACTGATATGGTCCCTTATATGCCACACGAAACAGGTACGTTTATAAATGTGACAAGGGCAAAAAGTGCTTCACTTGCAGGTACTGGAATGGTATGTGCAGGTACTGGACCGATGGGACGTTTCTTATACTACGGTAAAGGTATGGTTGACGAATTAACAGGCTCTCCGTGGGCAAGAAAAGGTGCTAAGAAAGTATTAGTCACTGAATTTGCAGGGCATACCAATGCAAAAGTTGACTTAAGTTATCAGAATCCAAAAGCAACTCCAAAATGGTTTGAAACAGCAAAGAAGAATCACGGTAAAGCATGGGTTACTCATGTTAAGAAGCAGGCAGGAGGAAGTTAATGGCAGAAGAAAAGAAACCAGTCAAGTACGACATTGATGGTTTTGACGTGATCACAACAGCATTGCAAGAACTGGTAAATCAATTCCCAGAATTAAGAGAGGGAGACGAAATTGCATTTTCTACACTTGATGATGCAAGCGGAAAAGCAATGTTCCCAGTAAGCGGTGCAGTGATTGAATCAGAAAAAGAGAGTATCACAGGACACGTCACACAGGTATGTCTGTATCCGTTTTGCGTGATATGTCGTGCAAGCGGTACAAAACCAAAGAGGAAAGCAGATATTAAGGAGTGGTTGGACAACCTTGGCAAATGGTTAGAAAAACAAACAATCACGATTAAAGACAATACATATAAGCTAGAAGAATATCCAGTTCTGACAGGGAATCGAAAGTTTTTAACAATTGACAGACAGACACCTGCATATTTGGACAGCACAAACGAAAACAAGTCCGAGAATTGGGCAATCAATATTTCTGCCCGATATCAAAACGACTTTGATAGATAAATTAACTATTAACTGGTCTACGACAGGATGTAGATCACTGACCTTGAAAAGATAAAGGAGAATCATAATGGCAGTTACAACAGGTAAAATTGACCGTAAGTATATGGCTCATTTCTTAGATGCAGGCTCTTTGTGCGGTGGTAAAACACCATCCTATGAACGTCTTGGAAAAGACTTAGAAGAGTACAATATCGAACTTAATCCAGATACAGAAACAAGTAAAAATATTATCGGAGAATCTACATTCAAACACAACGGATATGAGGTTTCTTCAGAAGCCGACCCTTATTATGCAGAAGCTGACAGCACATTAAGCCAGAAGTTGCAGGAGATCATTGATAATCGTTACAAAGACGATAATCTGAAAACTACCGCAGTAGAAGTACACCTATGGAAAGAAGCATCAAGCGGAGCTTATGAAGCATACGCAGAAGATTGTTATATTGTTCCAACATCCTACGGTGGAGACACAAGTGGTTACCAGATCCCATTTACAGTTAACTACGCAGGAAACCGCAGAAAAGGTACTTACAACGTAACATCTGGAACATTTTCAGAAAGTGCTACACAGGACTTAAAAGACAACAGCAAAGCAGTTTTATCATAACAAGGAGTGCAGGATATGGAAGAACTTAGACGAAAAGTCAAAACTGGGGCATTAAATGTAATTTTAACGAATGAAGATGATGAGGAAATCGGAAGATTCCCATTCAACCCAGTTGATTTAAATATCGTAAGAAGATACGAAGAAGTTGTTGCTAATTTGGAAAAAATGGAACTTCCAGAGGATGCTACAGAGCAAGATATTTTGGAACTTTCAGACAAATTAGAGGGGCAGATTGATTATCTGCTTAACTCTAAAGCTTCTAAATCTGTATTTGCTATCTGCAATCCGCTGACATTGACAGAAAACGGAGATTTTTTCATCGAGAACATTATCGTTGAGATCGCAGATATTATTGAGCAGGTAACAGATCAGCGAATTAAGAAGAAACAGGCGAAGATCAAAAGAGCAACTTCTAAATATCACAAATAAATGGAAGTCTGGGAACTTCCAACATCCATAGTAGTTGGTGGCATTAAGTACGATATTCGTACAGATTTTCGAGCAATTTTGGATATATTAAAGACTTTTAATGATCCAGAGTTTGAGAACGATGAAAAGTGGATTGTTGCTCTTACCATTTTATACATTGATTTTGACGAAATGCCACCGCATGACTATGAAGAAGCAAGAGAAAAAGCCATCGAATTTATTGACATGGGTATAAAAGACGATGGGAAGAAAAAACCGCACACAATGGACTGGGAACAGGACGGTGCGGTTATTATTCCATCGGTTAATAGGGTCTTAGGAAGAGAAATCAGAGCCATGCAATATCTTCATTGGTGGACTTTTTTGGGAGCTTATATGGAAATCGGAGAATCCTTGTTTTCACAGATTCTTAATGTTCGCATAAAGAAAGCGAAAGGAAAGAAACTTGATGACTGGGAACGTGATTTCTACAAAGAGAACAAGAATCTTATTGATTTAGACGTTAAATACACCGAAGAAGAACAAGCAGAAAGAGACAGACTTAATGCACTTCTTAATGGACAGAAAGGGGTGTGATTAAATGGCTACACAAAAAGCAGACGGAAGTATATATATCAAAACAGAGATTGACACAACGGATGCTAAAGCAAGCGTAAAAGAGATCACATCCCTTTTAAAACGTCTGTCCCGACAGGTTGACAGCATCGGAAAATCCATTAAGGATGCAATGAAAGGCGGTATCAAAACCCCAGATACAAAGGGATTAGATACCGTAGAAGAGAAAGCAAAGTCTGTGGCAGATCAGCTCGAAAAGACCGCACAGGCAGAAAAGAAGCTAGAAAGCATAGATATTAAGTCTAATGCACTAGATACGTTAGATAAAGCAATAGAAAGCACAGGACAAAAGCTTGCAGAGCTAGAAAAAGCACAGATGGATGTATTTAACAGAAATCAAAGTGCTACAGCTTCTCCTGTGTTTCAAGCTATGGAAAGTGCAGCGGCTAAACTAGATCAGCAATATGAACAGTTGATTGCAAAAAAGAAGCAGTTGGAAACATCTACAGCAGGAAACACTGGACTGCCTAAGACTGGAAAGCTGACAGGTGGAACAGGTCTGGCAAGTGAGAAAAGTGCTAACGCATTAGCTAAACTTAATGCGGAGATCACAGGCACAGAAACAAAAGTAGAACTGTTAAATAACAGCTTGGAGCAGACAGCACAGGCACAACAAAAGATAAGTGACAGTCCTATTAATACAACAGCCTATCAGATTTTAGAACAGACACTACAGCAGGTAGAAGCACAGTTTAATCAAGTTGCACAGACACAGCAAGAATTGTTTGCAAGAAACCAGAGTGTTACAAACTCTCCTGCTTTCATGGCATTAGAGAGTGCGGCAGAGAAGTTAGGCAGGCAGTACGATTCACTGATTGCTAAGAAACGTCAGTTAGAAAGCGGTGGTGGAACATTACAAACACCTGCGATCAAGACAGCCCCTATGACTGGTGCATATTCTGCCACGGCATCTAGTGCAAGTCAAAAAGCTTTGGATGCCTTAAACAAAGAAATAACACAGACAGATGCAAAAGAAAAAGGACTTGTTAACACAAATAGTAGGCTTGGTTCATCATTTAAGAATGTCAGTCAGTCTGTGGACAGTGCTAAGACAAAGACAGGCGGTATTTCATCTATCTTTAGTAGGATGGGCGGAGTCGTATCTGGACTTGGAAAACGTCTTGGTGGACTGGCACAGAACTTCACAAGCACTACAAACAGTGCTAATAATGCAAGCTTTTCTATTGGTCGAATGGTCGGTATGAGTATATTATATTCTACCGTTTTTGGAATGATTTCTAAAGTTAACAGCGGAATCATGACAGGTATCAATAACCTTGCACAGTATTCGTCAGCTACTAATGCTTCGATATCTTCCATGATGTCAGCATTAACCCAGTTACAAAACAGTTTGGCAACAGCATTTGCACCGATTTTGTCCGTAGTTGCACCTATATTAACGGCATTCATGAATATGTTATCGAAAGCGATCACGTATGTAGGAATGTTTATAGCGGCACTGACAGGACAGAAATCTTTTACAAGAGCGAAAGCCGTACAAGAAGATTATGCGGCATCATTGAATAAAACATCCAGTGGTGCTAATAAGGCGGCAAAAGCCACAAAAAATAACGCAAAAGCCACGAAAAAGGCAAGTAAAGAGATACAGACTTATCTTTCTGGACTTGATGAAGTCCGACAGTACCAGAAAGAGAAAGATAACGATACCCCTAGTTCTTCTACCCCATCCGCAGGCGGTGGAGGTGGTGGCGGTGGTTACACTGGTCCATCCATTGGAGATATGTTTGAGAAAGTTCCTATTGAATCTTCCATTGCAGACATTGCTAAGAAGATTAAGGACCTCATAAAGAAAGAGGATTGGGAGGGACTTGGAGCTTATATTGCTAGTGGTATCAACAAAGGTCTACAAAAGATTTATGATGCGATCAACTGGAATAATGTAGGTCCAAAGATAACTTATTTTGTAAATGCATTTACACGGACGTTCAATAGTCTTGTAGATCACATAGATTGGGATTTGATGGGACGTACTGTAGGTGCAGGTATTAATACAATTGTGAATACTCTAAATCTACTGATCGAGGGAATTGACTGGAAGAACTTAGGAGCAAAAATTGGTATTGGTATCAATGGAATGTTTAACGAGGTTGATTGGTCCAATGTAGGACGGTTGTTTGCAAACCGTATCAATATACCTTTTCAGATGCTTGCAGGAGCAGTAAATACCCTTAAATGGGATACAATCGGTAAATCTATTGGACAGGGGTTAAATGGTGCGATAGAGCAGATAGACGTTAATTCTATTAGTCTTGGACTTTCTGGTCTGGCAATCGGAATACTCACAACACTGGAAAATGCCTTAGATACTACAAACTGGTCATTGCTAGGCACTAAATTAGCACAGTTATTGACTGGAATTGACTGGGTAGGAATCTTAGTAAAAGCAATATCTGTTGCAGGTAAAGCACTCAATGCCTTAACTAGTCTTGGAACGTCCTTTATGGATAATTTAGCAAAAGGTATCACAAATGGTACACAGCAGTTTATCAGTAAAGGATTATCAGCACTGACCAATTTTACTGCAAACTTAAGAAGCAATGCAGGAAAATTAGTAGATTCTGGTCTCCATCTTATGTTAAATCTTGCTAAAGGTATAGTTAATGCCATGCCAGATATCATCAAAAATGTTCCACAGATCGTTATTAATATTGCAGGAGTCATCAACGATAATGCACCTAAAATTTTAGTCGCAGGTGTGAAACTTATTGCGATATTGATTAAAGGATTGATTCAGTCGATTCCTACACTTATTGCAAGTATTCCAAAAATTATCATGGCAATTGTTAGTGTGTTTGCAGCCTATGATTGGTTGTCACTTGGTAAAAGTCTTATTGTGGGCATTAAGAACGGTATCATGGGTGCAAAATCTAATGCAGTCAATGCAATAAAAAACGTATATAGCAGCCTTGTAAATGGTATCAAAAATTTGCCTAGCAAATTAAAAGAAATAGGTACTAATGGTGTCAAAAATGTTGGAAGTGGTATCACTGGTAAATTATCAACAGTAAAGACAGCCGCAAGGAAAATTATTACATATGCAGTCAATGGAATTAAAGGCTTACCTAGTAGTTTAGCTACTAAAGCAAAAAATGCAGTAGTGAAAATGAAAGATAAGTTTACAAAAGTGAACTGGTTAAGTGTTGGAAAGAACATTGTAAAAGGTATAGCAAAAGGTATTGGAGATTTTGCATGGATTTTGGTTGATAAAATGACAGGCCTTGCAAGAAAAGCGTTTGATTCAGTAACGAGTTTCTTTGGAATCCATTCTCCATCAAGATTAATGCGAGATAAGGTTGGAAAAATGCTACCAGCAGGTATTAGTGTTGGTCTGGAAAGAGCATTCCCAGATACAATAAAAACCTTTATGAATCAGTCTAAAGAGTTGGCAAGTGTACCATTTAAAACACCAGAGATTGCAACTGGTAAGATTATACCTGCGAAAGCATCCGCAGTGATCGCACAGAAACAGAGTGGTACAAACAGCAATAATAATGACGTAATTAACTTACTTGAACAGCTATTAGCAGTTATGAAAGATTTAGAATCAGACAATAACGGTAACAATGGTGGAGATTATCACTTTACCGCACAAATCAATCGCAGAACGTTATTTGATGAATTTATCGAAGAAGCGAAACTAAGACAAATGAGTAACGGTAGAAACCCATTCAGCCTTGCGTAGAAAGGAGTAAATATGGCACAAGATTATATAAAAATCAACGGCGTGAAAATATGGCAACCAGATTGTGACATAGCTGTAGCACTCGAAACCACGTATACGCAAGGTTCAACAAGGGCACAGTCTGGAAAAGGGAAATTTACACCGATGTTTACGGTAGAGCGTTTTCCGTATACAGCTACGGATATTCCAATGTCAGAAGCTTCAAAAATCCTGCAAATGGTAGCAAAAGGAAAACCTTTTGATTTGCATTATTTTTCCGTGTATCACAATGAATGGAGAACGGCAAAGTTTTATGTCGGACAGGTATCGGACATAAAAATACAAACATTGGAGAAAAACAAAGAGAAATTATCTAGTTTTTCGTTCAATGCACAGGGGGTTAACCCGATATGATAAATGTAAGTAATGAGTTTAAAACTCTAATGTCAGAAAGACAGGATTTTAAAGAGTATGCAGAAGTTACACTTGCAAATGGCACAGTTTTAGAACTGACAGAGGATGATTTTTCAATAGATAACAATAGTCTGGTTGATTCTGCGGGGGCAAACTCTATCCCTTTAGGAGTTGCCCTTAGTAGAAACGTACAGTTAGAAATCATGAACGACGATGATCACTTATCTGATTATGATTTCTTTGGAGCAAAAATCAGACTGTATCTGACGTTTGAATTATCATCTACAACCGAAAAAATTGAATACGGTACATTTACCGTCACTCAACCAGAAACCTACGGAAGTGTTGTAACGATTGTTGGATACGATGATATGTATAAAGCAGATAAGACATACAGCACAACGTTAACATTCCCTGCAACAGCAAAGAGTGTGTTAATTGACAGTTGTGATACCTGCGGTATCTTGATTGGAGATAGTAACTTTTTACATAATGACTTCCAGATACCAACCATGCCATCTAGTGAGTATACACACCGACAGATTATAGGATTTATCTCTATGATTGCCTGCGGAAACGCAAGAATTGACCGCACAGGGCATCTACAGATAATTACATATGATTTTGACTACAGTACTAATATTCATGATATCGAATCTTATGATTCTTTAACAAGTGATACAAACGATGTGCAGGTAACAGGTGTACAAATGACAAAGACTGTCACTAAGACAACAACCGATGAAGATGGTAACGAAAATGAAGAAGATGTGGAAGAATTAGTCAAATACGGTTCAGATGGCTACGTTTTAGAAATAGAGAATCCGTTAGTTGCAGGTCATGAAGAGACATTAGTTTCTTGGATTTATGAAAGATTCAAGGATGTAACGTTTCGTGGATTTACGATGGATTATATTTCTTATCCAATTGCAGAGTTTGGAGACAAGATAAAGATTACAGACTGGAAAGGGAAAAGTTTCTATTCAGTATTAACAGATGTAAACTTTGTATTCTTTGGGTATACAACACTACAAAACAGTGCAGAATCTCCAATGAGAAATCAAAGCAATTACACATCAAGTGATCAGAAAGCAATCATTAAAAGCAAAGAATTTGCCGAACGAGAAAAAAGCAACCGTCAAAATGCTTTAGGTAAGATGCAAGAAGCATTAAAAAATAGTAATGGAATGTATTCAACACAGGAAGTGCTATTGGATGGCTCAACAATATATTACCTGCATGATAAACCGACAATGAAAGAATCAAAGAATGTTATCAAATTGACAGCAGAGGTTATTGGTTTTTCTATTGACGGTGGTAAAACATATCCTTATGGATTTACGATTACTGGGGAAATGGTAGCAAGGTTGCTTTATGCAGAGGGAATCAACGCAGATTATATCATTACTGGTGCATTAACAGTCAAAGATAAGTCTGGAAACATTATCTTTTATGCAGATATGGAGACTGGTACTGTAAAGATTTCTGGGGATAACGTCACAATCGGTGGTAAATCAGCACCAGAAGCAATCAGTGATGCAGTGAAAGAATCTAAAAACTATGCCGATGGTAAGGTATCAGATTTTGCAGAAACAGTTACAAAAAGTGTAGCTGATCTACAGAACCAGATAGACGGACAGATTGAGACGTTCTACTACGACTACGAACCAAAGCTAAACAATATCCCTGCCTCTGACTGGACAACAGAAGATGATAAAAAGAAGCATGAGGGAGACTTGTTCTATTGGAAATCTAAGGGATATGCCTACAGATTTTTCAAAGACGGAGACACATGGAAATGGCAGTTAGTACAAGATACTGACGTTACAAAAGCATTACAGACAGCATCTTTTGCACAGTCTACGGCAGATAGTAAATGCCGTGTATTTGTAGTACAGCCTACACCGCCTTATGGTACTGGGGATATGTGGAATCAAGGGCAGAACGGAGACATCCTTACTTGCGTTGTGGCAAGGGGAGAGGGTGCAAGTTTCGTAGAATCCGACTGGCAGAAGCTTAATAAATATACAGACGATGAAACAGCAAAACAAGCACTGTCAGAAGCAAGAAAATCTCGTGCTATGCTTATCAATCTGGACAACGATTACCAAGCAATCACGACAGATTATAAGGGAGAGTACACAACGTTTCCAGAGTGCCACACGACAGCACAGGTTTTATACGGTCATACCGATATATCTAACGACTGTACTTATAACGTGCAGAAGTCAAGCGGTGTCGTAGGTGCTTGGAATGGTTCAACACACACTTATACTGTAATAGGATTAACAACAGATGTTGGATGGGTAGATATTACAGCTAATTACCTTAATACATATTCTGTCACAAAACGATTTGATATTGCTAAATTAAAGGGTGGTATCCCCGGAGAAACAGGTGCAACAGGACCACAAGGCGATCAAGGAAGTGCAGGAAGAACCTACTTTATGGAACCATCAACAGGAATCATCAAACGATCAGCGGACAGCTCAATGGTGCCGAACTATATTACACTGTCTGGTTATTATCGTGATGGTACAGCAACAGCACGAACAGCATATAAATGCCGATTTAAGATTGAGGAAACGATTGACGGAGACACATATAAAACTGTCTATACTTCATCCGCAGATGAAACAACAATCACTCACAGCCTA